ACTCATGGCAAGAAACAAGTCAAGCAAAAAATACTCACGAAAGCCAGGTTTCAAGCGGCGACCACGGGGAGGGTCTAGACAGGCATCCCGTCCGTCTTTAGAACCCGTGATGGGTCCGGCTTCGCCAGTAACCGCTGCTCCAACGGCACCTCCGCCTACACAAGATACCACAGACAATACAGTGGAGCAGGCTATGGAGCAGGTGGATTTCCTCCAAGCCATTGCTAAAATGCGAGCAGGAATGGGGATTGAAACACCAGAACTTGAAAAAATAGTAATAGGACGAGGGGGAAGACCCGGCATTCGTTCTGTTCTACAAGACTACATCAATGCCAATGCCGACAAATTCAATGTAGAAGATCCTGCCGGAGCAGCGGCATTTGAATTACTAGAGGAAAGTGTAAAACTTGCTGAAGGTTCTCTCAGTGCTTCTCACGAAGAAGCAAAAAAAATCTACGCCAAACTGCGTTTCATCCGAGAACTGGCAAAGAAAACTCAAGGTGAGCAGTCTGGAATTGCAAATCAACTAGACTCTGTGATTGCTCCGATTGAAGAACAACTGAAGAAACGAACCTCGTTCGGTGAATTCATCAAAGAAAAGGTTCAAGATTTTAAAAAAACTCTTCCCGAAAGGTTGGTGTCCAAGATACCAGTTGTTGGTGGATTGCTTGGTCAATTCATGCGAGAGAAGAGGGAAAGCAAAGAAGAACTAGAAAGATTTTCAGGTGAAATTCAAGAAAGCATTTCACGAAAAGGACGAAGAGGAGCAGACCTTTCTCTACCAGGAGCAAAGAGGAATCAGCCTCGTGTAGAAGGAGGAACAAGAGCATCCGACATACCTGGCTTTATTGAGCCTCCTTCATCATCAGCAGACTCCATAGGCAGAGACTCCACAACCATCGGTGCAATTTACAAAGAAGTTGCTGCCATCAGAAAACTTCTAGTAGAAGAATTCAAGCCTAGCGGAGAAGAACTGCGAGCCAGAGAGTCCGAACTAGAAGGCATCACGCCAACTGCTGCGGCAAGACCAGCCACAGAGAGAAGGGGCGGTGTGCTTGGAGGGCTGTTTGGTTCTCTGATGAAGTCTCTAGGACTCGGCGGTGGAGAAGGCGGCGGAATCGGAGGAACAATTAGTGATGTGCTGTCCATGCTTCCTGGCAAAAAACTATTAGGAAGAGCAGGAGGAATGATTGGTCGTGGTCTTGGAGCAGCGGGAAGATTTGCTGGACGAATGGGGGGAAGGGCACTAGGATTGCTCAAAACAACTTCGCTTTTCAAAGACGCTTCTGCAATAGGAAAAACAGTTTCTAGTGTAGGAAAAGGCGCATTTGAAATGGCTAAATCCGCCGGAACGCGAGCGTTGAATGCAGGAAAATCCGTAGGCGGAAAGGCTCTTGATATCGGAAAGTCCGTGGGCGGAAAGGCTCTTGAAATGGGGAAGTCCGTGGGCGGAAAGGCTCTTGATATCGGAAAGTCCGTGGGCGGAAAGGCTCTTGATATCGGAAAGTCCGTGGGCGGCAAAGCAGCAGGATGGCTGTCTAATGCATTTGGTTCTGTTTCAGGAGCAGTAAGCAATCTGAATCCAGCAAAAGCACTAGGAAGTGCTGTAAAATCTGGAGCCGGAAAACTGGCAAAAGGAATAATATCAATTCCTGGTCTTGGTGCAATCATAACCACAGCGATGGGATTCTTGGATATCAAGTCCATAAAAAATGATCCAGAACTTTCACCGGATGAGAAGAAAGAACGGATCGGAAGAACACTTGTAGGGACTCTCGGACAAGCACTTGGATCTGTAGGAGGTGGTGCCCTTGGTTCACTAGCCCTTCCAGGAATAGGAACTCTGCTAGGAACATTTGGAGGAATGTGGGTGGGAGAAAAACTTGCAGGGCTTCTTGCAGATGCGATAGGCGGAAGAGGAATATATGATATGGTGGCTTCTATTCCAGGAGTTGGCAGTCTTATTGAAGTAGGCGGAGCAGAAGATCAGAAAGACAAAGCACAGACTGAAGCACAAGTAAGCAAAACTGCTGCCAGTGCAGGAGCCGAAGGTCAAACCATAGGAACCGAGGCTACGGGAACCATCTCTGCTCCTGCAACACCCAACACCACTGTGGGCAAGATGGTGCAGCAGCACAACGCAGAGATGAGCGCATTGGAAGCAGAACGAGGCGCGGCTGTGGGGACAGCGACCAAGCCATCGGTGAACAACAATGCAGTGGTGCAGACAAAGGTGAGCAACACCACCAACAACTTCAACGACGATCTGCGTATTCGCAACAACGAACCAACACTGAAGACCATGCAGATGGCTTCACACACTTGGTAAAAGAAAAGGGCGCACCGAAGTGCGCCCTTTGCTGCGAAACCGAAGGGATTTAGTCTTCCTGTGCCAACTTCTCAAAGTAGGACAGGGCATCTTCCGTATCATCGTCATCCTTGACGGTGACACCAGGCTTCTTCGTGGGCTGCGGTGGAGCAGCCTTCTTCACAGCAGGAGCGGGTGTTTCATCCTCTTGCAAAGCAGTGCGCTCCGCACCACCCTTCGCAGCGGCTTCCGAAACCGTTGCACGGATGTTGCCACCAAGAACCTGCTCAAGACGAGCCTTGAGTTCGTCGTAAGACTTAAAGTTCTTGGGATCGGTGAACTCCTTCAGCGAGTGCTGCGTCTTCCACAACTTCTCAAGGGCAGCATCATCGCCACCTAGGAGAGCAGACGGAGCAGCAAATTCGCTCTTCTCAAAGTTCGCGTAGCCGTCAACCTGACGGATCTTCAACTTGAAGTTTGCTCCCGACCAGAAATCAAAGGGATTCATTGGCTTCTCGTCTTGGAACTCAGGGTTCATTGCTCCCTGAATCTTCTCGAAAATCTTCTTGCCGTACTTGAAGAGGAACACCTTGCCTTCGTTCTCGGGGTGCTTCGGATCGCTCACCACAAGCACATTGCTGATGTACGACAAGCGACGCTTACGATCACGGGCAATTGCCTTGTCCTTGTCTGAACCACTCTCCCACAGGAGGTTGTTCATCTCCGAAACTGGATCCTTCAATCCAATCGTGGTCAGAGAATTCTCAATGTACCAACCACCCGGTCCACGGAAGCCGTGGCTCCACACACGCGCCCACGGCAGATCCTCGCCATCGGGTGCAGGAAGGAAACGGATCTCCGCGTAGCCATTTCCTGTCTTGTCGGTTTCTGCCTTCCAAAAGCGGTCGTCCTTGTAGGACTCGGACTTCTTTGCCATCTTGTCCATTTCTGAGGCAAGAGTCTGATACGAGTTCTTGGAAGCAGTCTTTAGGTCTTTGAATCCCATGTGTATCTCCTGTGTACGATGTGTACGAAATATGTGTTAGTGTGTGACGAACAATTCAGTCACTCATATGTAGACAGTATAGCAGAAGCCTGCCGCGTGTCAAACAGGAAGTCGGGACTTTCGGGGAAGCAAATTCAGTTCTTGTCCCTCTGCCTTGATTTTTTCAATTATGGGCTTGTTCAGGAACTTTGCTGCCACCTGTGGCTCAATCCCAAACTGCTCACACACTGCCAATACAGCGTCAATATACGAAACGCTGTATTTCTTCACATGATTTTCCACTTCACGGGGGAACCGTATGTTGTTTATGTCCATATCAGCCTTGCTTTCGGAAATATACATAGGAGGGTATTCCTATTTAGTAAGCACTAGCCCAGACCTCACCGGAGAAGCCAATGGGAGCGACCAGCGACAATTACGACATTGTAACCAGTGGCACTACTTATACCATAGCCAGCACATTTGTCAACGATGCACATCATCAAAGAGTGCAGATTGGCTACGGTCAGACTGGTTCGTTTTCAGAAATTACTGCAAGCACGGGACTCCCTGTTGAACTCGTTGGGACTACTCTCAGCGTAACCATCAACGGGTCGCTTGCCCGTTACGACTATTTTTCAGAAACAGGCTTCAACAGTATTGCCACCTCACTTGTAGGCAACAGCGGAGTCACATTCGGAATTGCCGGTGTATCAGGCGGTCTTGCAGTAGGAATCACCGTTGGAACACTCACCGTTGCTGCATCTGCTTTTGATATAAGAAATCTCTACGGTGGTGCAGTAGGTGCAACAAGCGGAAGCACCAGCGGAATAGACTATATCGGGGTGCAGGGTATTGCCAATGCATATCCTGTAGGCATCACGGTTTCATCCGCTGTTCCTGTTTCGGTGTCTTCGTTTGCCGACTTGGGAATCTATGGAGTATCGGGTGGCACCGCTATCAATGTGCAAGCCACGAACTTCAGTATTCGTGGTCTTACGGCTGTGTCCGACACCATCACGGTTTACGGTGGCGGAACAGCGTCCACCGTTTCAGTTGGTCTGTTTGGTTTCGAAGGAGAAACCGCAAGCCCCATTTACGCCGAGTCCAACGCACTCAATGTAAATGTAAAGACTTCCACCGGCATCACGGTATCTGCATCAGATTTGGATATTCGTGATCTATCCTACACTTCAGATACTGTAACCGTGGTGGGTCAGGGTGCAACAGACACCAATTCTCTGAGCACTATTCCCACATACATCAACGCACAACTACCAAACGGAACTTTGTCTCGCGTTGGTGGAATCA